GCATATCAATTCAATACACTGGCGGCGGTAATAGTCATACCCACACAGTTCCTTCTGGGTTAAAATACTCAGACGTAATCATCTGCTCAAAGGACTGACCCATGCAGCTAAAACAAGGCACGTTCTGCCCCCTCATCAAGAAGGATTGCATTCAAATGCAGTGTTCTTGGTTCACACAAATTCGTGGCGCTCATCCGCAGACCGGCCAAGAAATAGATGAATGGTCATGCGCCATAGCCATCATGCCAATGCTTCAGCTTGAAGTGGCAAAGCAGGCCCGCAGCGGCGCAGCGGCGACGGAAAGTTTCAGGAATGAAGTGGTAAAGCGCCATGATCAGGACGCCATTTACCGTCAGGAAGTCCGCATCGGGTATGCAAACAAGGCCCTTCTTATTTCAGAGAGGCAAGATAGTTGATCGTTCCGCGATAGCATATCTTCCGGTGTGCGCCGCAATACGGTGGCTTCAACACGTTCTCGCCACAAAAAATGGCCCCGACGTTGTCGTCGGAGCCAATGATGTAACGGCACGAAAAGATCCGCAATTCTAATATCGTGGCGCCCTCGCGCTGTTGATATTGCGCTGCGTCACCATTGCCTGAAGCGGCATCATCAGACATGATGTTCCTGCGCCTGTGGTTCCACCTGTGTGACATGGGCGCTTAAAACGCGCGACTTCCTCGTCTTGGGCTCATAACCCTCGACGAGGATTTTTTTGTGTTTGCGGATGGCATGCAGGGCCGTTGTGTGGTCCTTGTTGCCAATCATCCTGCCCACTTGAGACAGGGAAAATTTAAGCTCCACGCTCAGTCTGTAGGCCGCCTCTTGACGGGCGCGGGAGAACTTCCTTTTGCGGCACACGCCCCTGATGTCCGCAACCGAAAGCTCATATTTTTCCGCCACCTCATTGAGGATAATGCGGGCGGGCGTTGGAGTACTCACTGACGGCAGGAAGATTGGCTTTGGTGGAGGAGCCGGCTCCGGCTCTGGAATAGCGATCGGCTCTAAGTGACCGACTAATTTTAATGTCGGTTTTTTGACGACCGGGTTGTCAAGTCTTTGACGGACGGCTTTGTAGTGGGCGTGGAGTTCCTCAAGCGTTTTCATTTCTTTTCCCTATTTACCATCCGATGATGAAGTTGATGCTAATCAGAAACATCAAGGCGCCGACAAGTTTTAATTCAACATTTGATGTCATCACTTAACTCCCTTCAATGCTGCATACCCGTGGCGCTTGATGCGCTCGTGAATGGCCTCGTCCTCAATGTGCTCAAAGGCGATGGCGATGATGTATCCCATGTGCCTCTGAAAGTTGTCGATGTAGTCGGCGGCCTCAATGCCATCAGGGTTGATCAGAAACTCGCGCTTCGTGCGGTACAGAGGATCAACGATTGCCTCAATGCGGCGAAGCTTTTCTTGGATGGTCGGCATGTCAGTCTCCATATCAATGTTGGTGATGTCTTCACTCTGCAGCAAAGACATCACTAATTCACTAACGCGGACACGCAGACGCTGTACCATTATGGGACTGATTACGCCTCCTGCGTGCTGAACTGCTCGACGAGGTCACGCATGCCCGCATTGATTACCTCATCAGCGGGCGCCTTCATCATCGCAAACTCACCCGCAAAGGCGAGATAGTTGATGCCGTCAGCATAATTATCGGGCTTCTCGGGCGCTTCTTTCATGCGTGCCAACTTCACGGAATGCAGGAATATGTTGGCATGGTATGACGACATGCCAACACCAGTGATCAACTCAAATATGTCGCAGGCGCGGCCTGTAACGTCATGGATATTGCCATATTGCATCTCGCGATCGCGGAGGATGGAGATAGCGTCGCTGAGGATTTGCTTGTGGTCCATATCAATTCTCCTACTTGCGGGTGAGATTGGCGATGTTCACGAGCAGGGCGTCTGCCTTGGCGTGAGCTTTCTTGGCGTCATCTGACAGGGCATTGTGTTTGACGGTGAATGCGTCGAGAGATTTGTTGATCTCCATCCAGAGGTCACGCATGGCGTTGATGGATTTATCAATCTCCTCTTTGGCCGAATTAAGCTTTTCAACTTCTATGGTAATCACATTGCCCCGCTCCGGGCCAAAGTTGTCTTCGCGAATGGTGCGAACCCACGCCAATGGAACATTGAGGCTCTTCGCCACTCGCTCGTCGTTCCAATCGCGATCGTATCCGCGCGTCTCGTCGAGGTAATGGCTGTCAATTTCGCTGAAGATGATGCGCCGGTCTTCCTTCGTCATCTCTTGCGGGATCTTGGGGTCAAAGTTCATTTCATTTACTCCATCATTCAATACAGGCTTTTGATCATCAAGTTTCGGCGCTGATTGATCAACTGAGGGGATAGATTTTTGTTTGCGAGGCTCGCCAAAGAACCTCTTTAGTTCACTCTCGGCGATCACAAACACGCCCTTTTCATTTTTGACGCCTTTCAGGCGTCCCTTGCGGATATAGTCATACATTCGATCCATGTTTGACCAGCCAGCCTCAATGGCTTCTTTAACTGTGAAAAAACGGTCCACGGGCGTCTCCTGCGCGGCGGGGGGTTCTATGGCCAAAGCTGGCGGGGTATTTTCAGAGAGTTTTTGAAGCTTGCTCAGATCTTTCAATTTCAATGTGATTGGCGTCACGGTTGCTTCAGGTTTTTTGAACTTGATCTTGTTGGCGGCAGTGCAGATGTTGCAAAAATCATCTCCTTCTTTATTGCCAACGGCCCAGCCACGCTGCCTGAATTTTTTGGCTGATACCTCGGGCGGCAGAGATCCCGAGTGCGATCCGATACCAATCCTGTCTGTCTTGCCGCATTGCTTGCAGACTATCTTGTAAGCGGACGACCTGTGGTCGGCATCAAGGCTCGACCTCACGAAACTTCTGATCATATCCATCTCCATGCTTAAAGAAGCGCCCCTTCTGGGCTGTAGTGATTGTGCCGAGTTCTTTGATTTTGCCAATGACGCGATAATTGAGCGCAGTGAACCCGACGCTGTAGTAGGGATCAACGCCCAGTGGCGCTTCTGGATTGCGATAGAACTCTTCGACAAGGGTGAACTCGCTTTTTTCCAAGGCCTTGCAGAACTCAGCAAGGTTCTTTGACGGGTGCTCACATGTGATCTGGTGAATGGGACCGCCACGGTGGGCTGGCATGTTCATCGTGAGCAAAAACTTCAACGTCACTCTCCAGTTAATGATGGGGCGAGCCGGGGCCCGCCCCGGTTTAATTAGCCGAAGTCTTCTTCTTCCTCGACCACGGCGGGCTTTGCCTTGGGGGGCGCTGCGCGAGTGGAGCCAGTGGATGGAGGAGACTTAGGCGCGGACATCGAGGGCTGGATGAACTTATCCGGCTGCGGTGCATTATCATTCAAGCCGTTGGGGCGCTTGACCCACCCGGCGATCTTGAACACCGGCTGGTAATTGGTGGACTTCTTGGCGCCCGATCCGCTCTCGATCGGAACGGTATCGTCAAGCACGACCACTGGCAGCTTGCCGGCATTCTCAGCAACGCCAGCAAGGTAATCGTCGTGCAGGAGGTCGATGCCCTTCATCATGGCCGCCGACGTGCCTGCCAACTCGCGGCAGTCACCACCACACTCGCCAGACAGCTTGATGGCCATGCGGATGCCGCGCTTGTGGGTATCGGACGGGCGGTCGCCCATTGGCGTGCCGAAGTCCACCATCTGAAAGTCAGGCGCCGACCCGGCGTTAAAGGAGATCCAGCCCACTTCGAGGTTCTCGAAGTCAAAAACCGCCTTGAAGTTGCGGGTGATGTCCACGGGCGTCGAGACGCCATCTTCACGGTCCACGCGAAAGAAGCGACCCGCGCGGGCGTCGAACTTCACGATGGGGAGGAAGTCTGCGCCACCGCCGGTGCCGCCGTAAGAGAAACCTAATGCCATTTTTCCATACTCCAGATGCGCCTGTTTGGCCAGACGCTCGCCTTTGCCCACATGGGCGAAACTATTAGCCGCTACCGAGACCTCCCGGCACCCCCTGACATGCTGGCGCGGCTCGACCAGCAGGGCGTTTCTTACAGACCCCATACGTCAAAGGCCGCTTTGCGGGCCATAGGGTCTGCGAAATAGAAGCTGTCCACCTCGGGGACGACAATTGAAGCAAGCTCCAAGGGATCGTCAGAGATCGACAGGAAACGCTGGATCGTTAGCGCAATCTTCTCAAGAGCCAGCACATGCTGCGCCACATTTTCCAGATGGTACGTCGCAGACTTCTTGCCTGTGACATAGGTGAGACGCGCATCGAGATTGTTGCCCCGCGCAGCGACATAGAGAGCAACCTGCCGTGCGTGGCTGGTGGAGATTTTCGAGGGAAGCGCATGCGAAGTTTTGAGGTCCGTGAGGATGCCATGATTTGCCCACTCGAAGTCATAGAATCCGATCATGGGGACCATCAGGCCCTCGATGTGGTATTCGATCTTGCCCTGCGTCGAAGTAGGCTGGCCATAGGGGCGCAACTCTGCGAGGCCCATTTTGACCATGTCGCCGATCGCGCCAGCCTCTTTTTCACGGCGGCTGTCGCCTGAAAGTGCGGTGAGCTTGTCAAACTCCGCCTTGGCGATGGCGGCGCAAGTCTCGTCATCGGCGCCATTCACCAGTCCCTCGACGATACCGGCTTCAACGGCAGTGCCGCGATAGGCGGCCGCCCCGACGGGGCTGCGCTTCTTCATGCACTTCTCAAGCACGAACATGGCGGGGCTATTCGTGAAGAGGTTGCAGGCTGATGGNGACAGGTGCTTGAGGTCGTGGACCTCGAAAGGGTTTTTCATGTGTCACTCTCAATTTCAACTGTCATCAGGGTAGGCTGATTTGCAGATCGGCGTCAACAGACAATTTGTCCTTTTCCAGAATTGACTTTGAAGACAAAATGTCTCAACCTCCGCAAATCACTTGGAG